AACCAGTGGTTTCTGCAGGACTTTGTTTAGCATATAGCCATAAAGTAACGCCAATTACTAAAACAAGCATCCAAACAGCATTGATAATCTTCATTGGTATCTTTATTTTACCGTGACTATCACCACCTCCAGCACTAGACTTGTACATACCAAATAATTGCTTAGGGTAGGTAAAAGTACCTGAGTCCTCAGCATCAGATTTAGCAGACTTTGTATTTGGATTTAATTGATGATGTTTCCAAACCCACCAAGTAGCCATCTTCATACCCATTGCACGATGCAAGTGATAATGTGTTCCAACCATATCCAAAACATCTGGATTAAGTAAACGAGGAGCTTGGGTAATAAAAATAATATCTAAATGGTCTGCATGTCTATGTACTTGCAAAAATTCAACTTCTGGATGATTCTCATTTTTAACAGGATGTTTATATTTTTTAGAAAAGTGAGTTATCTGTTGAGCTTCATCAATAATAACTAAAGATCTTGGAGGATAATCAGTAAATTTCTCTTTTAAAGGCTGTGCAGTATCTAACTTTAAACCATCAATATTTGAAAATATATTCCAAGGATCAGCCTCATTTACACGTTTAAATATTTCATTAACCGCCCAGAGCGTTTTGCCAGAACCTGGTGTAGCTGTAATTAAATAAATCATATTTTTCTCCTAATTCACTGTCGTTGTCGTCCTCGAACCTCGTCCTCCGCCTCCAGTGAATCGTCGTTATAACTTTCCTATTGTTACGTTAGAGCTTGTAATCATGGCACGCGCTATAAATGCGGAAATGATGATAGATATGCATTGATCTAGGCCAGAAACGCCAACAAGAGAAGCAAGATCACCGACAACAAAAAAATCAGACATAAACCTATTAATAAGATAATTAATGACAGTAAGAATGACTGTTCCTGATATAAGAGAGATGCCAGCTCCCTTAATCATTCGATTAAGAAAACCATCAGCAAAACTATCTAAAATATTTTTTAAGAAGTTACCCATTTCTAGCAGCACCTATAACAATGTAAGCAGCATATAAATATGAGCAGGCAATAAGAGCTGGTCTTGCTAATTCAGCAACCGTACAAACAGGGGTTAAATCAAATGAAAAATGAACTGTATGACCTGTAATAGTTAATGAATGAACTTCTGGAACTGGACAAGCACGACTGACAGAGAAGCGATCTTTACTAAATATGGAAGTATCAAAATCTTTTTGTTCAAGCTCAATTTGATCAGGCTCAGAATTTTCTGGATTTTCCTTAGTCCATTCGAGCCAATCACATAAAGAAGAAAACCATTCACAAGCACGAGGAATTTCAGTTTGTGTATTTCCAGTAGGATTACCATCAGAATCTAACTCAGGTTTTGTTATTAATTCTCTAGCAGCTGAATCAGAAAAATCAGTTTCAATTTCCTTTTTTACATCAGGATCTGAAAAAATTTCCTCCCAAGGAAATTTAGGATTATTTGGAGCATCTACAACAATAGAATCAATGTCTTTTTCGGTTATAGGATCAGGATCTTTAGTTGTTGGGTTAGGATTAGGATTTTGAACACCAGCCTTTGGCGCATAGTAGATACTGAAAGATGAACTATCTACAGCTCCATTTGTTTTATGAGTTGAAGTAAATGGATGTTGAAAATAGCCTTGTCTTGGAAAATTAGTAATATTTGAATAGTCATATGGCTTCAAAGTATAAGTACGGTACTGGTCTTCTGGAACTAAGGCACATATAGCAACTTGACCAGGTGAAGAAGAAGTACATTTTCTATTACCAACAGTACCAGACCAGAAATCATAGTCGTTAAATGCAACATCAGCATTAGAAGGTTTATACCAACCCCCATTGAAGAACTCATAACCCATATAAGCTAAAAATGCAGTCAAAGCAGCAGAGCCAACAGCAAGTTGAGGATTTCTTAAGATTCGACCTTTTAAAGAAGTCTTTGTTAAAGCCTGAATTTTTGAACTGCTTAATTTATAGTCTTTGTTATAAAACCTATCATTAGCAGCATCGCCATATTTATCTACTTGATGACCAGTAACTTTTAAAACTTTATTATTTCTATCTATTTGATAACTCAAATCCCACTTTTCAGCAGCACCTGCAAAAACTAGAGCAGGAGTATATGCAATAACAATAGAAATTATAAAAGCTATTACTTTTTTCATATCTAATCTCGAAGTAGCAAATAAAGGCAAAGGGCAATAACAATCAAATAAAAAAATCCAAATGACATAAAAACTCCTAATAAAAAAGGGAGGATTACCTCCCTTTTATATGGACTTATTAAGTACGGTTAAAAGCCTGTTTGACATAAGCCCAAACTTGCATAGTTGCGTTAGGAACAATCTTTGCAGCACCAACTAAAGCAATTACGGCAACGGCACCAGCAATAACTTGAGTACCAGCAGAAACGTCAATACCACCCTCTGCAAAAGCAGGAACAGATAAAGCAGAAGTACCAACAGCTAAAGTTAACTTTTGAGCAAAATTAAGTTTTTTCATGATTTGCATCCTTTTCACTAATTACCCTGGAATGATTTGTTTATGAGGTTGTAAACCCACACAGTTGCAAAACAAACAAGGACTTGAGACAAAAGCAGATTTGCATCTGCGACCGATATATCCAACAAATTAAACTCAGGTTCTTTTTGTTGAATCCATGTGACGCACGTTTGTATACCGTTATGTAATTCAACCGATTCACATAAGTACGCCATTTCTTAAATTCCTTAAGACAAATCTTGACTAGAAAAGACTAGAGAACGATTTCGTTGATGAAGCACTAATTCTGGCAATTCTTCTCCAGAAGCAACTAAAGCTTCCAAAGTAGCGGCATCTTGTGGTTTATCAGGATTGATATATTTTCGAACTGGTTCATTTACTTCTACGAAGTAATAAGGACTGTTATCTTTTTTTAAGCCTTTCTGAACAACAACATTAGAAATTACTGATTTGATTGACATACTTTTCTCTCTTTTAAACTGTATTAAAAACGGTCAAATGAGTATGTTGTCATGTTGTCATTTTGTCAAGTTGTTAAAACAACAAAAGTATGTGTTTATTTATTGTTATGTTGTCATGTTGTCATGTTGTCATTAATTGAGTGTGAAATTTATAAAAAAAAAGATAATTAATTGTCTTGTTGTTATATAAATATGTTTATTTGACAATGTTTTAAGACAACAAGTTATCTTGTTGTATTAAAAGCAGATAAATGGTGTGTAAAATACACACCATCAACCATAGGAGAAAGGAATGAGCAGTCCATACTTAAGAATTAACAAGTTCGAAGAAGAACTGTTAGAGAAAATATCAAAAGAGCTAAATACAAGCAGAATCGAAAATAACCTACGTGTTATGAAGGAAAGCGAGATAATGCATGAAATAATAAAAATAGCTGCCGAAAAAATAGAAATTATTAAGGGCGAGATAGTAATTAAATAGATAATCTCTGGGACTCTAACCATGCCAAATGTTCAGCAATTAATGGCAATAAAGACTCATCAATATCTGTATTAGTTACATTATCTTTTTTAACCTGTTGCAACCATAAAAATTCTTTAGAACTCAACCAAGGAGTAGTTTTTTGAGGTAAAGAAGTTCTAGAAAGAGCATCAGAATTACTATTCATGACAGGTAAAACTTCATTTTCAAAATTCGAAAGTTCAAGATCAGAAAGCTCATTAATCAAGGAATCTGCACTAGAAGAACCAGTTAAATGATCTTGGGTGACTAGATCCAAGAACTCAGCACGTTTCTTATATTTACAAATAAGCTTAAAGGCATAATCTTCAATATATCTAAGAAAAATAGCTTCATCTAATGTTTCAGACATAACTTGATCGTCATCTTTATCTTGAATAGCAAAAGCTCTTTTCAAACCTCTAGAAAATGAAAGTTGTCTTGCACCTTTAAATGCATTAGCAAATTCTCTAAAAAGATCAGAAGGTTTTTTATCAAAAATAAGATCATCATTTTCAGATAGCCTAAGCAAATCGAAAGGAGTTATTGAGGATTCTCTGCCTTGCTTTAAATGACCCTTGGTCATTTCAGACTCAATGCCCCATTTAGAAACATACTGTTCAGCATAAGTACCATCTTGAAGATCACAGGCAATATATTTTTCATCACCTTTTAACTTTCTTATTCCAACCTTAGATAAACAATTTGCCCAATGATCAGCCAGAAGAATTTTAATATTAGTAAATTCTTGAATTGAAAGATATTTATCAGAAAATATTAAAATATGATTATGAGGATGCCAACCATTCTGACCATAAGTAACTTCTAAATTAGTAACGTGAAAAATTTTACCTAATCGCTTTTGAAACAAAGTAGCATTTTTTTTACCGCCGAAAAAAAGCTCTTTAGCTTCTGTCATTCGCTCCCTTAAAAGAGACAAACTTTGATAGGCATAATGAGGAGAGGTTAAAGTTAAAAGATAAGTGAAACCCTTTACTTCACGGGCATGATGAAAAGGAGCACCTATAAAATCTTTACTAACTTTTTCAGGAGTATATAAAGTAATACCGTTTTTCCACATGGTATTAATATTTTTCAATTCAGTTCTTCTATGCTCAGTAATTTTCTTAGCACAGACTGGGCAAACCCAGACAGAACCACATCTAATAACATTTCCATAATGAGCTTTAGATGTAGATTCATTGAAGCAAACATTAACTAAATTATTCTTATCAATTTTGCGCTTAAGACAAAATTGAACACGGAATTTCTTTTGAAGAACTCTAGAAGCCAGATCTTGAAGTAAAAAATCTTTAACCCTTGAAAGATCGACAGGACAAGGCTTTTGAGCAAAAGGTGAATGAGATTTGGTAATAGTACCAAGACCCGAATTTTCACTTATTTTTTGACTTATATTTAAATCCACTTATAATAAACCTATGTGTTAACCGTACACAGAACCGAAAAAAACCCGCCCGCCAAGATGGGTTTTTTTTTGCCTGAAAATTAAAGATTACAAGAACTAGATAGCAAACTCTTAATAAAGACTTTCTCAGAGATAAGACCATCTGAAATAGTGGTGTAATCGCTACCATATTCACGCAGACAAAAGTATTTGCGATCAAAGCTAAGGTCATGAGGCAAAAACTTCTCAGATTGAACTACAGCGAAGCAGTTATCAGAGTTGCGAATCAATCGAGCTAACTCTTGATGATCATCAATATCGAAAAAATCAAAGTGAGAATAATCAGGATTAGCTTTAAAACGAGCTAGCAAAAGAGATTTACCTGCACCTGCCTTACCAGTGATTAAAATTTTCATAAGTTACAATCCAAATGACAATATGTTGTCATGTTATCATAAACAAAATTATCTAAATGTGATAATGAAATAATTGGTGTTGAAATTGTCATGAACAAATTTAGACATTGAGTCTAAGGTCTTAAATTCCCTTAATTTCTTCCCATGAGAATGTAGTAAAAATCCTTCATTTGATTTAATAGAAAAACCCAAACGCCAAGAAGAAAAATCACTAGGTGCAACAGTTGAACCAAAAAATTTCAAATCTTCGGGATCAGATACAGTAGAAGCAATAAGCTTTAACTGGGAAATAGTTAAATTTTCACGCATAACAAAAAACCAAGGAAACAATATATCTTTTATAAGATATTCTATTTCCTTAGTCAATTAAAATAAACTACAAAAGTTTATTAAAAACTACAAAAGTTGCGATACCGCAACTCGCCACCCATTCGGGATGGCTCTGTAACTCCCGATCTAAAGTCAAAAGGGAGCTTGTAATCAGGGAAAAGAGGTTTTGAGTCAATATAAATTGCGACACTCGTAGACACTCGTTAATTACTACAGAGATACTTCATTTGTTTTTTTATCTTCAGAGTTGATAGGAGAACCATCAATAGCTGTATAAGACTCGACACGATCAATCTTGAAATAGTTAAAGGGTCTATCACCATCATCTATAAGTCTTCTACAATCAGAATTAGAAGCTTGTAAAATAGTACCTTGTTGAGTATAGGCAATATAATTATCACCCTTTTTCATACAGCCAGAAAAAACTGGCTTAGCTGTAACTTCATATCTAACAGTATTCTGAACTTGATCTAAATCATATGGTTTTGAAGGATCATATGTAACTTGGACATTTCCAGTTAAATCAGTCTGAACAGAACCACGATTTATAGTTAAATTATTAAACCAATCAACACAAGCTGGAGTATCTACATTAACTGCCTTTCTACACTCAATATTTGGATCAAAGGAAATAGAAATAGAATCAGAATTAGGAAGAGAAGCACTCTTAGGTAATTCACTTTTAAGTGTTTTTTCTTCTTTATCAGATAAACCAGTGGTTTCTGCAGGACTTTGTTTAGCATATAGCCATAAAGTAACGCCAATTACTAAAACAAGCATCCAAACAGCATTGATAATCTTCATTGGTATCTTTATTTTACCGTGACTATCACCACCTCCAGCACTAGACTTGTACATACCAAATAATTGCTTAGGGTAGGTAAAAGTACCTGAGTCCTCAGCATCAGATTTAGCAGACTTTGTATTTGGATTTAATTGATGATGTTTCCAAACCCACCAAGTAGCCATCTTCATACCCATTGCACGATGCAAGTGAT